GTAGATCTTTGACAACTTCGATGGTCAAACTATCGGAGGCTGCCTTCAGATCGATAGTACAATAAGGGTTGAAACCAGAGTCAGAGCCAAGCTTTGCTAAAGCTTGGTTAACACGCTGGTCTGACAAGTCAATTCCGGCTCTTCGTAGAAGAGCTTTTCGGATAAACTCATCAGCGCCTTTTTGTACAAACCCATTAAGTAAGGGTTCAACAGCTATAGACCTGTGGGTCTTAGCCGTCTTTGGAACGAAGCCGATTTTATTATGCTTCACGAACTCGACGCGTTTGTCTATTATGTTACGAAATTCATCGTAGTCATAACACTTGAGTGCACCCGGGAGGATGCAATCTCGAGTATGGATATTACTCCACAGAGCTAGTCTTGCGTGGGGAAGCGCCGAAGGTGTCACGGTCCAAGTATGCGAGAAAAGTTTTCTTGCTATATTGGTCTTATTTCCATGAACCCCCAAAGAAGCGCCCGAGGTAAAGTCGCACAAAGAATAGATCGACTTATAGTCCGGGGTTGACCCCAGGACTCGACCTATGTAATTACGGGCATCCCGCCAGAACTGGCCGGATTCGTCAAACCTCATCTTACGACGAAGTTTGACAACCGTATTTACTCGCTTACACCGATGTTCAGCAGCTAAAAGCTTCTTAACAGCTGTATTCAGGGGGTTTATTCCCTCGATTTCATTAGTGGTAAACGGATATTTCTTTATGAGTGCGGCTACCTGTGCATCCTCGTAATAATCCGAGGCCTCCACGTACTCTTGTGGGGAGATAGCACAGGACCATTCCATCAATGACGCATAATCTCTCGAACGTAAGTGAGAGAGAAGAGTTGTCTTATCAGGAATAGTACTCGACATAATGGCCTGTCTCAATACGGTGTTATACCGTTTTAGAGACTTACCTTCTAGGGTCGTTACGATCTTAGAAGTTTTAAGATTACCCATTGCGGATCTCCTTGTAGATTTAAGAGCTAGATGGTGATTGACTAAGAAGTCAGCGGGATGCTGACTTTACTTGACAATAACACCATCTAATAGAACGCTCTTTGCCTCAGCGGTCAAAAGCCACGTCGCTAGATCATTGATCATAGTTTCGGCTTCCGTCCGATCGGCGTCTACAGGGATCGATATTGGTACGGAAAGGATTCCGTTTCCAACACCAGTCGCAGGGGTACCGCCATCTGTCATACCACGCGTTAGTTTCGCTTCCGCTTTTGCATACCCACTGTGATCACTAGTGGGCTTTGGAGCAGAACGCTTCAAAGTCATAGTGTCCAGAGAGGACATGGAATGAGCGGGACCGGTGTACTTCTGTACATCGGGTGTTACTTGAGTATCCTGTGCATAAGACAGGGCATTAACGGTTAATGACATATCGTCATCCTCTGTATTATTCCAATTATATATATATTGGAAATAGTTAAAGTGACCAAGAGTCACGAGGAGTAGCCAAAAGGCTACGGCGTAAAGGATCCTTTCATTGCTCATCGTAATCTCCTCCCAAAAATGGAGGTGACCAGCGCGAGCGAGTCGATTTGACGGAGTATTTTACCCAGAGACCCAGTATAGGGTTTCGGATAGTAAGATATCCCGCGTTCGACTATAGGGAGCCTTTCTTTAGTCCTAGACACGTAGGTTTGCACCATATGCCCAGTACCAAGTAGAGTATCACTAGGATCAGATGTGTCCGTTATGGACGCTACAATCTTAGTGGTAGTGACTGTCTCTACAGTGGTCCACTCAGCTAGCCTTACAACCTCGAAGTGAGGAGTGTAAGAAGTGATGAAATCACCTAGATTGGCAAACCAATCTACGACAAAGGAAAACGGCACTAGTTCATATGCCGCTATCGGAAGTTGACGAAGTTGCACACCGAAGTGTGATTTCATCCCAACCGAATAAAGAACACCTGAGCGCACTGTAACAACCTTAGTGGTTTCCTTCTCCCATACGGCCTCGAAAGGCCCTGGGGAGAAAGTTCCACCGTCGGTTTCGGTTGCAGTGTCTGAGGCGAAGCCCCGGGCGGTATGCCTGGGGTATTCTCTTTCCGATGCTGATTTAATCGCTTTTATTGCGTTATTGACATCACCAACTAGAGGACGTACGCCAAAGCGGTACGCGTTCCAGTTGTTTGCAGCAAACTCAGCAGTAGTGATAGCCTTTTGTTTCAGGCGGTCACTACGGACAGCCTTACGGCCGTCGCGCTGGACTTGCTTTGCAAAACGAGCCCACCCTTTCAGAGGGTTCCTTAAGAAGCCAATAGTTTCACGTAGTTCACCAATCGTGACAGCAGCCTGAAACTCAGGTTCGTCAATCTTGGAGATAG